TTCCGGCTAACTTGTTTTTCTCAGATGTCGTGTAATCGTTAGTCGATAATCCTTTACCCGTTTGAGCTTCCACATAAACACCAGACTTAACATTAAAGGTAAGTTTCCCGTTAACCGTTTTTAATTCTAAAGTGGTGTTGTCTGCGTAATACTCATTAACTAGATCACTAACTGGAATAGTAATCTCGTCATTATTAGCAAGGACTAAAACAATACTTTTAGTTGTACTATCATAATGACCGCTACTTACAATTAGTTCCAAGGGCAAATCGACGGTAACTATTGTACCATTTTTTCTAGTGAAACTCAATACTCCGTTAGAAGCATTATAAGAGACCTCTTTAAATAGATCCTTTATGTCATTATCTACAACAATTGTACTAGGTGCAGGTATAGCGTCCAGTTTTTCTTCGTCTGCTTCTTCAAAGGCTCCTCTAAAGTAAGACAATTCATTCCATGGATTAACACCATTCCCAAACTTTAGCTTTTTAGTATCGGTTTCGTAACCTTGCTCTCCGAGAGCTAGAACTGGGTTTTCAGTCTCCCAGTTCTCTTTTATATCTCGGCGAGTTCTAATAATCTGTGCCATATTTTTTCCTCCTTAATTTTCATTTTTACTAGCGATATGTCTTTCGTATTGTGTTCCAAAATAAAAAGCAATAATAATCTGCAATAGACTATAAAATTGCTCTCCAGTAGTTATTCTCATAAAGGTAAATACTACAAACGCAATAGCGAATAATACCGTAACAAAAGACTTAACATCATTCCATGCTTTCTTCATATTTTTTCCTCCTTATTTTCTATGCAATTCTTCTAAACTATCTATTCTATGATGTGCTGACTTAGTGGACTGTTCTACAATAGTAACACGTTCTCCCAACTGACTTAATGTCTTGGAAAAGTCTTTGTTATCTAAACGTATCTCGTCAACATTGTGCTTTATTGTATCTAACTTCTCATCAATTCGTACAATACGTTCAGTATCTTTCTGTGTTTCTTGTTTTACATCTTTTTTTCTAGCAATATAAAAAGTTGCAACACTAATTACAACACCTAGAATAGTACATAAAATTGGAATACCAATCTCCATAATTTACCTCCTTATATTCTAAAACTGATACCCTCTAAACTCACATAAGAGTTAGAGCATATACCGTCTATCAAAACATTACCGTTAGTTAAAATATCAACTCTACCAAAAGAGTTACCGCTATTAACCGTAAATATTTTTCTTTTCTTTGGTCTATAACCACTAGGCAAAGTAAAAGCAGAAGTCCCAACGGTTCCGCCTTTAATGAGTCCTTGTAAGAAGACTCGATCTTTATCTTTGTAATATGCAGCTGTATCGTAATCACTTCCATAATTACTCCAGCTATTAGTAAAAGTAGGAGTGCTAACCGATTCAGCGTTAAGTATATTCAATTTCGAGTTATTAACATATAGCCCGTTAGTCCCGTTAGAATCTGGAACACAATTTATACCAACTTTTCCTTTTCGTAACGCTATCAATGGAATACCATTTACTAATATAGCTGTAAAGAATAAGTCGTTAAGTTTATCTTTTAACTCGAATTGAAAACTATATGTGTCTTCAATATCAAAGTCTCCTATAATGGTAGGAGTAAGTCCTATTTCTCCAGTTGCCATATTTTTATAATAATTATCTGATGTATTCGGAATCTCTGATGTAGGAATATCTACCCAAGTACTATAATCTATATCAGAAGTTTTTTTGTATCTATATTTAAACAATACGACATCATTTTTCACAGCATTATTATAAAATAGACGACTTATATTTCCAACTAAGGAAAGTGTAACCTCTTTATCATAGTTGTTTTTACGTTTCATTGTAATAGTTGGAATATTAGGTTCTGAGTAATTGATAAAGGTTAAAGTCTTTTGAATCATGGTTATAAAGCCTCGACTATCAACAGCTCTTACTTGACAAGTATTATTTCCTCCAAGATTCATGTTAGAAACAATTATTTTTCTGTTAGTCAGATCAGTAGTTTCAAAAGTAAGTCCATTTATAATAGCTTGATATTTAACAATAGAAGCCTGATTCTTACCTGTTGCTTTATTACAAGTAATCTCTATACCATTATAGCCTTGAATCAATACTTGATCCGTTCCTAAAACGCTATTAGCTGTTGTATTCATGCCTTTATAAGCCCAACCAGTAAAAGTAGGTTCGTTTCCAGCACTAGGAATAGTAAGAGTTCCATTCTTAGATGTTTTCCCAGCGTTAGCACCTCTTATATAAGTAGTACACTCAACAGTTAACGTAGCAGTAGGACTATTTTTAACTAAACTATAAATAGTATTTATTTCAGTATTAGTAAAACTTAAAGTTGTACTGGTTCCAACATTCGTAATATTTTTTAATGTAGTAGAACCTAACTTTAAAGTTAAAGTATGGCTATAAAAGTCTTTATTTCTAGTTACATTAACAGTAATTGAAGATCCTAACGTTATATTAGGAGGATCCTTGACTGTACTTAATGTGGGGTTACTTGCTGTTCCTGTTTTTGTAGTTGTACTTCCTATCTGTGTACTTCCATTATAGGTAGTACATTTTATAGTAGAAGCGGTATTCGCTTTTAGCATAGCCTCTACTTCTGACTGAGTAGGAGTCCATGTTACACTTGTTGCAATACCTGTAAAAGTCTTTATCAAAGTAGAGCCAACATACACTTTAATCGTATGTGTGAAACTTCCAGAGGCTCTATTTACTGTAATAGTAGTTACATCTCCTTTTACAAAGTTAGCACTTGAACTTATCGAACTAGCTCGAGGTATTGTAGGTAAAGACCAAGAACCGCTACCAGTAGAGTTATAACTTCCATAATAATAGAAAGCACCTCCACAACTAGCAGAGAATGAACCAGTACCGTCTGCGTTATGATATATTCTGGTTGTACCACTAAAAGGAGTAGTACCGTTATAGGTTCTAGTTGTAGTTTCGTTATACTGTTGTGATCCATTTACGTTGACATATTTTTGTTTTACATTCGTATAGCTACCGCTGCTGCTTCCTCCAGCACCTACGACGCTCCAGTTTATATCAGAATAATTGCCCTCGATACTTTGACTGGCTAACGACCAACTAAAAACGTAGTGATCGGGGTAACCGTTGCCATTGTAACCATTAGTTCTAAATGATCCACTATTCGCCATATTAAGCTACCTCCTTATCTACAATAACAATATCTAAACCGTCTCTTACGGCTATAAACATTGTTTTTACGTTTTGTTCTGATGTATCTCCAATTTCGATACTCTCATAAGCCCATAACTTATTAACTTCTGTCGTATCTTTGTTAAGAGTAAATACTCGAATCATACGACCATTAACTAAATAATAACCAGCAAACTCGCTAGGACTGATTACTGTATAACCAGAATAAACATTATTTTTTATTAACATACCGTCAATATCTACAAGTACCTCAGATGTATATAACTCTCCAGAAGCCTGTTTCCATTGTTGCGGACTATTACCAGTATTGATAATTAAATCACTTAGCAATAGTTCTGTCTGTTCTGATTCAATAATGATTTTAATCGAGTTACCCTGTGCTATAAAAGAATAGTTATAAGTACCGTCGTCCATTGATTCGTCGTAAACAACTTTCTGACGTCCATTTTCAATAATTACACTTGCTGTTCCGATAGTTTTTAATTTCTTAGCTATGATCGAAAGCGTATAAACATTGTTTGTAGTAACAGCGATTTCCTGTTCCATTCGTCCAGTAGTTAATAACCAGCCTCTATTAGACAAAGTATTGATTCTAGTAAAGTCGTTTTCAATATAACCAACTTTACCAGATATAAGAGTCCAGAACTTAGGTACCTCTTGATTATCAACATTCTCCCAAGCATAACCAACACTATTTCGTATCAAGTTATCGCTACCAGTCTGTGAGATAATAGTTTTTACCTCAGTAGAAGACTGTTCTATCTGTGTTAACCGTGTTCCTTGATCTGTTATTTCTTCATTTAAAGAAGTAATAACGCCTTTTATTTTATCGACATTTAACCAGACATTTTTAATCTGTTCTCCAACTTTACCAGCACCAGGGTACTGTTGTTTTGTTTTACTTGGAGCTGGAGAAGATATGTTGGTTTTTAAAGCTCCATTGTATCTAAAGTTTAGATTCATAATAACACTAGGTTTTACAGAGCCGTCTTTATCAACTAAATCAATAACACTATGATCTAGTAAATAATTTCCCAATACCATTTCGGTAGAAAAGGAGTAATATCTAAATGTACTCAACTGGCTTAATAAAAGAGGAGCGTATTTTTCTCGATCCTCATTAAGTATTAAGTTATTAGATATTCTTACCTCAGTTAAACCAAAGTTTTTAATGCTTTCCTCGTCCTCAGCAATTATGACATCATAATCAGTAGAACCGCTCTCGTCCGTCTCACATAATACGATTCTATTTACATAACCGAAACAGTCTTCAATATTAAGTTTCTTATAAACTCTAGGTATAAGTTTATAATCACTTTTCTCAAAGAACTTGATATGTAACTTATCGTCGTCTCCAATCTTAGCAAAGCAGCAACTAGCCTCAGCTATGATTCTAATTATTTCACGATAAGTAGAACCCGGATTGTAAAATTGTTTTTCAAGGATTGCGTCAGATAACCAGAAGTTAAGTGTCGCAAGTTCAATACCAAGATGTTCGCATATAATCTGTACTACTTGTAAACGAGTACAAGGGTAAGGGAACTCGAGCGTACAAACAGTATCAAAAACAAAAGACTTATCTTGTAACTCAAACTCTGTTTGAATACCGACAGTCTCGCTATCTGTTTTCTTAACTCTAAAAGTACCTTTTTTAGAGTAATGTACTCCAGAATCGTCTTTATAACCCATAAACAATTCTATATCTTTATCAATTAAAGAATAGCGGTAGTTACCATATTTTATAGGATTCATTATTTTTACTTTAGCAGTACGAGCATTGAAACAACCGATAATCCTATCTAGGTTGTCATTAAACTCAATCTCTTGTAAATCAGTATCAGAACGAATATATACGAAACCGTAGAAACCTTTAGCAATTCCTCCGTCGATTTCTTCTCGTTCTATATCTGGTGCAAAACCTCCCTCAATTCCAAGAGGATCTATATATACAGAATCAGCGAACCCGCCGTCAAGATCGACGGGCTCCACTTTTTCTACATAGCGAAGATAAGCCTTTATCGATTGTGATAACTTGTTAAAGTATTCATTATTCATTATATCGACCTCTTTCGACGTCTCTATAAGCTATAAGTTGGAAGCTAAGTTCTTGGCAACCGTCCTTAGTAGCTCTGTGTGGGTAGCGAATACCGGGGCAATAATAATCATTGATGTAATATTGCCCTTGTTCTAAGTTATACCATTTTACTTTAAAAGGCTTTTTCTTTGTCATATTTAAGATAAGATTCATTTCTCGATAAGTAGTAGAACCTATCGTAACCTCTAAGTCTGGAACTCTTGCTACTTCATAAGTAGTAAGATCTGCTTCTGCATTACGCTCCGCAGAGCCCTCGACAGGGTTTAGTATAGGAGCCACATTGATTACCTTAGGAACTTTAACATATTGACCTTGATACATGATGTAACAAAGAGAGTTGATAGGATCTATACTAATCGAATTAAGAACTTGTTTCAATATTTCATTATCGTTCATATCAACACCTCCTATAATGGGCTATACCCAAGTTCGTCGCTGTAAGCGTCT